GCTCTTCTGCCATTTCCATAGTTATGTATAATACATTTTTACCTTGGACTAGGCAACCAGCACCCACGTGACACATAAACAATGATTTACCAACACCAGTACCTGCCAGCGCAATGTTTAGAGTTTTCTTAGATAGACCACCTTTGGTAATCTTGTTGAACATCTCTAGATCGAATGGGATCTTTTCTTCTACTCTGTGATAAAAATCATATCGCTCATTATGATCGTCAAGATAGTCGTGACCGATATGATTGTCAAAAGAAACAGCAAGTGCATCAGAAAGAATTGAGGGGATTGCGTCTTTTGTATGAACTTTATCATTCCCCTCAATAATCTTAATTGAACTGAGGATGGCATTATAGACTGCCTTGTCTTTACAAAACTTCTCAGTATTCTCCAAGAGCCAGTCTTTGTTGGCTGGTGCATTCTCCAGGTTGGAAATAAACTCATTAATTTCCACCAACTCTTTGTCTGTTAAGTCTTTTCTGTTTCCAACCTCAATGGATAAGATTTCCTTGGTGGTTGGTTTATTATACTTTGTGAAAAAGTTAATAATTTCAGAAACAAGAATTAACTCTTTTCGATCTGAGAAGTATTCTTTCTTTAAGAACGGAATTATTTTTCTACAATACTCTTCATCATAAATCAAACTACTCAGAATCTTCTGTTCTATTCTCATCAATACCGCCAGTATATGTTAAATTATTTTCTGCAATTCCATGGTGAATTAACTCAACTAGGATGTCGCCGATGTATTTCTCAAATGGTGACATATCACTAAGTTGTTTGCCAGCGTAATCTATAATCTCATAATCAAATTTGATTGTAGCCTTATCATTATCATTATCTTCATCGAAACTAACTTTGCCATAAGTGAATATTATACCCGCATATGGTTCTTCAGTCAAGCGAATTGCTTCCATTCCAGTGCGTTTATTTTGCACTGTTTTTATTGGCAACTGATCAAATGGAATCATGCTTCTTCCTCAAACTCCAAACTGTTCAGTGCGGCATCTAAGTCATCGGTTTTTACCATCTCACCGATTCCCATCGAGTATTTGTTTTTAATGTAGTCATAGAATGACTTCTGCAATAGAAGTGGCATCCAAAACTCTTTGGTGTCTGTATCTTTGATGCGATATTTCTTGTCTTCAACTTCACCAGTTTCGACATCTACCTTTGAATACCAACCATTGGATGGTTTAACTACATGACCACTTTCGAGTGCGATATCAAGTAGACCACTCCACTTACTAATACCACCATCAAAAGATACGCTAACAGGTATTTTAGACTTTTCTTTGACGTATCTAGACTTTTCGACATTGATGATAAAATTATAGCCAACAATCTCTGTCCCCTCTTTTTCTTGCTGACGACCAAGAATAAAGATATTGTCAGCGGAGTAATAAGAACCAGTACCACCACCAACGATATCTTTAGGATACAGACCAATTTCTTTGTAGGTGTGATTAACAACTACCATTGGAATGTCTTTTAATGATAAGTGTGGTGTTACCATACGGAATAACGACTTCATCTGTTTTGCACGACTCATATCTGCAACAGATTTGCCATCCAAAGCATCCTCAACTTCTTTCTTAGAAGCCAAGTTACCGATAGAATCAATCACAATCATTAATCGCTCGCCACGATCTATCGTATTCAACTGTTGCATGATGTCAAACTTTAGCTGCTCAACATCAGTGACTGGAGTATGAAGAACACGATCCATGTCAATACCAAAAGTCTCAAAGTAAGACTGTGGAGTACCAAACTCTGAATCATAAAACAAGAGCGCAGCATCTTCGTATTTATCTAAGTATGACTTAGCCATCAACAAGCTGAATGCCGTCTTGAAGTGTTTACTTGGACCAGCCCACATTGTTAATCCTGGAGTTAATCCACCATCTAGACGACCAGAAAGAGCCACATTAATAATTGGAATTGACGTAGCAATCATATCCTTTTTCGTGAAGAATTTAGATTGAGAGAGTATAGCAGAATCTTTAATTGTGCTATTCTTTTTGATTTTGTCGAGAATGCCCATAATTATCCTTTAATAAATGTAGTAAGTTCTGATGCAGACATCAGACCAGTTTTTGATCTAAGCGTATTTCCATGCTCATCTACTAACACAAGCATTGGAACACCACGCACTCCATATCTAATCGCAGCATCAGAATCTTTATCGATATCAATATTATCTACTGGAATATTCAACTCCATACCTTCCATAACTTTAGATAACATTTTGCATGGTCCACACCAATCTGCATAGAATTTTAATAACTTCATAGTAACTCCTATTATACTTTATTTTTTGTTGCAAGACAACTAAGGATTATTTTTGTGATGAGGAATATCAAAGACGAATGTAATTCTTACAACATCTCCAATATTATCAGTTCCATGTTCCAATTTATTATTGAACCAAAGTAATGTTCCAGGTTCAACATCTACAAATTCATCACCCACGTAATATCTATATCGTCCTTGAATTGATAAATGATATCTGTCTTTTGTTTGGTAGTAATTTCCAACATCAATATGTCTTCCAACATGACCACCAACAGGTAAAGAAAGAAACCCGCATCGTTTGAACTTCTTAAAGTTGCGTTTTAGAAACCCAATCATTTCTGTGTGTCTGTGATATGCTGGGGTTGGGATACAAATCTCTGTATCTCCAACATATTGATTCATGTTCTCAACACCACCAACAACTAATTGTAAAACACCAGCATCAACTTCTGGGAATCCATGCACGTCTACGCAATTCTTAGCACCTTCCATTGCTCTAGCCGCACCCCAATCCTCTGGATATTGGTGTAATTGTTTTAGTATCTTTGATACATTTATTCCAGTTTTGATTATTCGGATATTTTTCATCAAAAGAAATCCTCCAGTGAAGTTTCTTCTTGTGTCTTCCAACCTAGTGGTTCAATGACAATCTGTAAGGCATCAAGAAATACCTTCTCAAACATCTTGTCATAATCTATGTATGTTTCTAATTTAAACTCTTTTGGCAAAACCTGAGGGAATGCGATAACATCTTCTTGAAAAGGATTCGGTGTTCGAACATACACAAACTTAATCTTATCTCCATCACGAATCGGCTGATACTTTTTATCTATCCCCATGCGCTTGCAGTGATGATTGAACAGCAATGCACCACGAACATGAATTGGTGTTCCCTTTGTATAAATGGGACTGCCTGCATACTGTTTCAATCCATTCACACCTCTTGGGAAAGAAATCTCTTGAATCGGTAATTTGTCAAACTCTTTTCTAAAGTCCATAACATATGTATGCAAGTCTTTTTGATCCCCTGCGAGGATAACTTCAAGCGAAGCACGCAATTTGTCACGAATAACTGCAGGTGTACTGGACTTGACCATTTCCAGACCCATAACTTTGATCTTAGGTTTCGCAAACTGAACTCCTTCCGAGTTGTGTACATTAATGACATATCGTTTCTTTGCAGTCCAGATGGCTTTGTCAGCAAGAACTTCTCGCTTCATTTGCATTTTCTGAGAATACGCATTCATGTATTCAGCCAACTCTTGATATCCCTGATCAATGAATGGTTGAATTACCTCTTCACAAATACGATCCATGTACTTGATCTTGCCTGCGGTATCTTTATCGACAGCAACTTTCTCGACTAAATTTTCCAAGGTAAGATAAATTGAGTCTGTATCAATCGCAACTACGTAATCTTGATCTTCTGTTTTTAGATTCTTATTCAGCATTGCGTTTAACTTGTTCGCCATCCAACGAATGGATAACTGACCAGAAGTGGTAATACCTTCAGCCATACGAATGTCAAAGTAGCGAAAGTACTGATTACCCATCGCACCATAAGCTGAGTTCAACGCAATCTTCATAGCCATCTGCAGGTTATTAAGACGTGAGATGTCTTTTAATAGATGCACTTTAGTTTTATCGTTTTGATACTCTTGTTCAATCTTCAACATCTGTTTCCTAAACTTGGAACGATTGGCATACATCTGTTCCATCAATTCAGGCATGAACCCTTTGATGTCTTTTCGATAGCACCAACCATTGGCAGTCAAAGAAAGATCTCTACGCTTACAATATGATGTATCAACTTCCTGCGTCAGCAACTTATCAACAGTAACGGAAACCTTTTCGTCAGTTAGAGTTTCTGGACTAATGTTGTATTGCATAATCAAGTGAGGATACAGACTGTTCAAGTCAAAAGATGCCATCCACTTATGCTGTCCAATGAGAGGGTCTTTAACATATGCACCTTCGAACTGTGCATCTTTACCACCATTCTTAACTTTGATTGGGATAACGATACCTTTCTTACGCAGGTGATTGTAAATGATAGAGTCCCACATACGAACCTGCGAGTAAACATCTTGCGGATTGATCTTTGCCTGATATGCCATAGTGAGATGCAGTTCAATCAATCGCATCTTGTCTTCCATCTTATCGACCAACTCTACGTCATGAATGTTATACTCTACAAATTTCTGCCAGTGTTTTGTGTAGAAGTCCTTAAACGTATCACCTGGATTCTCTTTCTTCTTGTCGCCGAGTTCTTGTTCAGCGATGTAATCCAAACGATATGATTCTTGCTTG